CTGGCATGGAATCATTAGTACTATTCGACGCTGTGGTTGCATCTGGAAATATTTTTCCAGTAAAATATATAGTTTTAAATTCACGATCTAACGCGGTACTCTTGAAATTATTAAATGACATTGGCGGAGCAATGCTCACTGTACTACCAACACTCACTTGTGTTTTCGGTCCGGCTACCCACTTTGGCTCACCATCAACGACTAACGACATATAGGTGTATCCGCCGCCATCCATGGTTTCTTTCACGACTCCTGTAATTAAATTACTGGCACTGGCAACTTGTGTATTGTTATCAGTCTTGGATAGATCTTCTTCATTTGCATGACAAGCTGTTAACAAGCTGATTGTTAGAATATTGGCGATAATAATTTTGTTGATATTTTTAATCATTTCAATCCCCCTTACAGAGCCACATCAACACGGCTGCCGATAGCAAATGGAATGCTCGCAGCAGTGCGTGAGGTGATAGTTTTTATCTGATAGGTTGAGATAGCGGCTGTGGTGAAATGATGACGCAAGCGAATCGTGCCATCAGCCTGTGGCAGTGTTTCCACCAATGTTGCGGCATTACTTGTGCCGCCTGACTCAATCGAGGCCACACAGGTATCAGTTGCAGCGTCATAATTGTGATCAACAATCAAATCCACCTGTAGACTGGTGGTGGGTGCTGCCAAATTACGCACTGCACTCCAGTGTTCACCTGCCACGGTAGGGCGGGAGGCAGTGAGTAAGTTGATACCCGTCTGTAATGCAGGTGCAAGGTCGTTGGTGCCAAGGAATACCGCACGCATCGGCACGATGGATGGAGAGCCAGATAAATGATTGATACCGTCATCCAAGCGATACCAAATACCGCCAATCTGCATTTCATAATCCAGTTCAGTACCATCGGGTACCACGCTCTGCACATTGAGATCAATATCTTCAATGCCACCAGCAAGACTAACCGATTGCAGTGCAACCTCGGTACGCGGTGTATCAAACTTCGCCGAATAGATGGTAAATATCAGATCTTTCGTCAAATCACCTGTAAAATAATCGCCATCAGTGCCATTAAACAATGTGCCAGCCGTCAGCTTGTTACCCGAAGCAATGGCAACGCGATGCGCACCCTGTGTGACCAACACAATGGCATAGCGTTTTCCTGCTTCAAGTAACACAGGAGGAACGGCAATCGCCGTCTCTGTTGGGTACTGTTTTAGGCTAGCTACTGGAATAGTCACATCCGTTACCACCTGATCTATATCAGGCTTGCCGCCAATAGTTTCGCATAGCAAAAGATGCACATCACCCGTTGCGCCTATCGATGTGAATTGCAAACCGATTTTACTCAACCATACGGCATTGGCTGCTAGAAATGTTTGCGCAACCAGCGCACCGTTGATGGTAGTCGTGGTGGTCTCGGGGACATATTTCGCCACGCTTGATGAACTGTAATACGCATGGCGAACAAGGCGTTTTCGATAGCCCATCAATGGATGATAACCGTAGTACAATGTGCGGTCAGTCGTACCCACCTGATTTATTCGGATGCTCCAGTGTTTAATGTATTGCCACGATGATCCGTAATGCACGGTACTGGTGGTGATATTGCGGCGGCGCATGGTGATGGATTGCGTCTGGTATTGGCTAATGCTCATATCACCCGCATATCCTGACACAGCCAGTGCCACGGCATCGATGAATGTTGGTAGAATCATACCGCCTGCCGTACGCGTCACTGCTGGGTCTGTCGGATTAAAAGTATCCACTGGCCCAATCGTTTCGGCTGCGTGTGGGAATAGAATGCCGCCACCCGCGATGAGTGCTGCATAGCCTGCGTGCGCGGTATCTGATTTGGATGCATCAGAAAAATCATCCGCCTCTGATACTGCGAAGGTAGTCGGTAGGTTGAGCTGCTCTTTTAACCGAGCAATCTCGGCTTCTGTATCAACCAATGATTGCGCTTTAGCCATTGATTCGGATTTGGCTGCCAATGCGCTCAAATCGGTAGCAATGGATGAAATACGCGGCTCAGCTTGACCTCTCCATGTTTCTTGCACTTTAATACGATGCTCATGATCGTTGGCATTGGGCAACTGATTGCCCGTCTGCATAGTAATATTTGTGATACCAGTCGGATCGAGTGTGATCAGTGCAACCGCAATCGTGCCCGATTGGACAATGGGTGGTTGGGGTGATGCGGATTCGACACCTGGCACCACATTGGTCACAGCATGATTGAGCCGTTGCATAGCTACGGCTTGTGGTTGAGTGGTGCCTGCCGTCAAATCAATCAGGAAATCACGCGGTTGAATATCAGTATCAACCGTCTGACCCCATGCCACGACAGCCACAATCTTTTGCGTTGTGAGTGGTAATTCAGCAAACAGATCCAGCTTGGCAGCCTGATCCAACGTGTAAATCTGACCCGCGTTGTAAATGCGCCCGACAGCAATATCCAATGCGGTATTGTTCGATTGCGCTGTAACAGCCATGCCTGTGTAATGAATCGACGATGAAACAGCATCATTCAATGCGTGCTTGATGGTGTCAGAGACGAATGTCTGTAAATTGTTCGGGTCAGCGGCTTGAAATTCCTGCTGATCGCGAAAGATGACCTGTTTTTCCATGTTTTAACTCCTTATGTCCATTGCCCAGCAACGATATTGCCTGCGAGTGTTGTTGATCGTGCATGTGCGATGCGCCGTGTTGCAGTCTGGATAAGCACGCGATCAGATAACCGTTGTGCAAATTTCAACGCATCCAGCGCATGATAATAGGGGACACGGTTCCTCTTCTGAAAATAGCCCGCGATAAAGCTACCTGCCGTACGGATGCTTTGTGTGCCCGTGATACGAATATTGATTTCGGCATTGTGTGGGCGCATGGATAGACGCGTACCACCCAAATGCGTGCTTATGCCGCGTGGTTCCAGTGTTTTTGTCTTATCAAACAGATAAAGCCGTTTATAAAGCCTATCGCCTGCATAGCTATGCTGAAAAAACTGACGAACGAATGAGCCACCCATAAACATACCTGTTCGGGTTCCTGGCTCTGAAACAGCATCATAAAGCACGTTTACTGGCTGCATAGATGGCGTGATTGTGGTTTTGTGCAGGGTTTCGATGTAGTCAATGTAGGGCGTTGCAAGGCGTAGCGTGTAGTAGCGTGCCTTGGCTGTGGATTGCACCAGCCAATTGATAAAGCCGCCAGCGAAAGTGGCGCTGCCTTTACTGCTGTGTTGGCGCACTTCCTGTGTGGTGATGCCATTGCGCTTTTCAGTTTGCGTGCTGCGGTCAATCGTTGTAAGCGGTGTATCAACACCATCGGCATGGATAAAGGCATTCACGCCAAGCCGCGCAGCGGCAGTGGATTGAACGGGGAACATGCCGCTCGTCGGAAAATCACGATGCGTCATCGCACCCTGTTTCTTGCCTTTGTTGCGAAATGAGAAAAAGCGCAGCTGTGGCATACGCTCAAGAAACGCATTTCGCTCCACCTTTGTGGTAGATGCGGCACAAAATGTTTTTGCGGGAGGTGTGATCGTCTTAACAATCGTCGCCCCACCCCAACGTGCCATATCGCGAAAGCAGGACAACGTGCCACGGCGGCGATGCAGATCGAGTGAGGCTTTGACGATGGCGCGCTTGTTTTTGTCGTCGGCTGTCTTGTCCCAAAACGGCACATCACGCGCCCATGCCAGCCACGGCAGTAGGTTGGATGCAATGGCGGCATCATTGTGCAGCGTTTTGATAGGCACAGGCACGGCACCTATTTGGGCGGTGACCTGCTCAATATTACGCTCTAAACTGGTTGCGTTCGGCGGCAAGATAGATACGACATCAGACATTGCGACCTCCATCATTCAGCGTGATAGATGTAGCCAGTGCGATAGATAAGCTATCAGCAACAACATCGCCCGTTGGCGACTGTAAATCCACACGCTGAACACCAGGCACGGATAGCGCGGCAACGATGCTAGAGCGTGTTGCATCAAAGCCCATGCGGCGGATGCTTGTCAGATATTTATCTAGGGCAGCATGTGCATCAGTAATCACCACGTTGCTATCGGGGCCAGGGTAAAAGGTAAGGGTTGCGGCGATCGTAAATGAAAGCACCGTCGCACCACGTACCACCACGACATCAGTGAGTGGTTTAATAGTGTCCTGTGCCAGCCATGTGCGCACTTTATTAACCAGCGGTGCATGATCATTGGCCACAATAACGGAAGAGCCAGACGGCGGCAGAACGGAGGGGAACGCCGCCTGCCCAGCTAACTGCTGATCTGGCGTAGCAATCGATGTTAGAATGAATTCGGGAGCCAGCACGGTAATAGTCACCGCGCCATCGCTCGGTGAAATAGCCGACACATCAACAATCGATGCATCAATGCCACGTGCATGTTCAATATAAGCAGCCGCTGGCCCTGCTGCCGCCAACGTGTTAAACGCTTTCTGGATGCGATTGCGAAATACTGCATCAGATTCACCTGCCAGACGCACGGTTTCCCGATTTCCCCCGATTTGATCCAAATCAGATCCACTGGCATAAGCCAGCATATTGCCATGGCTGGCATCATTCACACGCTTACGAAGCATCAACTCGCGGTATGTGGATTCTTCCAGATACGGCATATACATATCCGATTCCAACGGTTGCCAATCAGGGAGTATCTTCTGCAATGATGCTATGTTTCGCGCTAGAATTACTTCATAGCTCAAAATCTCAATCACATTCGGTGCAGGGAATAGGCTTAAATCAATTTCCATCATGCGCCCCGTGGCGCAACGGCAATAGAAAAGCTTGTTTTCCCCGTGATCGCATCAATATTGAAATCAACCTTTTGAAAGACAGCACGCGGCTCATCGCGTTTAATCGCTTCAAAAATATAGCGCGTTGCCCAGACTCGCCAAGCCGCCCCAAAATTGCGATCCCGCAACAAGTACAAATCACTGCCAAAATCAGGGCGCATCACGCGCGAGCCTTTGCGTGTGCCAAGTATGCGCGCAATCGAATCGACGACTGAAATATAGTAGCGTTTATTTAATGCACCTTGCGGCGCGCCTGTCAGCGAGATGCCTGCAAAATCAATCATGCCGATTGCACTCTTGAGTTGTAAGGGTTGTAAGGGTTGTAGAATATGCTGCATCAGCGTGAGCCTTCTGCGATAGGCCACGAGCCAGCACTAGAGCCACTGGATACTGATACATGATCACCCACCCGCGCCACGGCTTTACCTTGAACCGTGGTAATGCCGTTCACAGTCAATGCGCCATTGAGGGTAATGTCGCCTTCAATGCTTATGCCGCCTGTTGATCGAACGGCAAGTGTTGCGCCTGTAACCAACTGCACATCCAAATGATGGGTTTGGCTATTATATATAATAGACGTGCCATCATCATAGTCTTGAATATCTGTAGCATCACTTGCGCCCAAAGGTTCAGGGCATGCCTTATGATAGATAGAGCCAAGCACATAACGATTCGCCAACACCACCAC